CTTGACAAACGCGCCTGCTCAATAATCGTTTGTGGATCCATCCATTCTTGATATGAATGGGCATCCTGATATGCTTCTGCTGCAGGCAAAAGTTGTTCATCCGTCATCGTAGATATATGATATTTAGTTAATTTAGCGACTTCCTTAATAACATAATCTCCAATAGGATGGTTTTCAATATCTTTAAGTTGTTGGGAGGTAGCTAGTTCTACGTACTCTTTCGAACCGTAGATTGCTAACTTCTGTCTTTCCGAATACATTAAACTATTTATAACACGGAAAATCGGCCTCGTCATAATTTCATCATCAATATACCACTTTGAATTCCAGATATAATCTCCCTTCACAGATTTCTCTGGATGAATGTTACGTAAAGAATGCTTAGCTATTCTTTCCATATTTTCGTCAGTTAACTTAGTGGATAAACCAAAAGTTATATCATCACCATTCACTAAAATACATTCGATGAACCTATCAAGTTTGAAACGTTCGAAACTTGCAATAAGGTCACAAACGTTACAAAATCCATCAAATAAATTTGTAGTTTTAGATCCACTGGGTTGCCCTCCATTCCGCGCCAAATCGCCTTCCGGCATGGCTAAACTGGCCGACACTAGATATTCTTCTATGAGTTCGGAATACTCATAATCACTAAAGAAGAATTTAGCCATCTGCCTAATCTCAGATGCAGCTACAGTTGCATCAAACTGACTTGCGTCCAAGTTTACCCATTGAGTAACTTCAGGATATTTCTGTTTTGACCACTTTGCCAGAATCTCTGGTGGCGTATAGAAAACAAAGATATCTTCCAATCCTAAAGTCTTTTCCTGCGTTCTCGTTAGCGCATCGTCAAGAGCCTCACACTCCATGTACCAAGTCGATATTGGTATCATCCAAACGAGCCGTACTTTTGGATCCTCGAGAGGAGACTGTTGGGTCCTCACACCTGGAAGTATACTGAACATCTTGTCCAATGATCTCGTGGGTTTTATTACCTCATCAACATACTGTATAGCTTCAGAAAGGTTGTCCTTCTTTACACCTAAAGAAGGTAATCCAGCGCCTTTCTTTAAGCTAGACTTGTTACGAGCTAGTTGTTCATCATACTCAAACCGAGTAGATGGTAAATATGGATGGGAATATTGTTCTAATATTTGCAGAGTCCATAAAATATCATCATTTACATTAAGATATGCTTCTGCTTCTTCTCTTAATACACTATATTTATATATAGATCTAGGCCACTCAACTCGTTCGAGATACTTCATTTCCTGGTCTTCAAGACCGGACGGGAGCTGATGTACGCGAAATTCCTTTCGAATCGCAGGTAGAATTTTGCGTATTTTCGGTGCTAATTTACGTTCGATAATGCCATCATTATCTATTTGTATTCGTTTAAAGAATTGTTGTACACTGTCAGAATCTCTAAGACTAATCGTCATAGAGTACCACCTTTACTTAAAGATTGCATCAATCGCTTGAATAAAGGCAATCACAGTGCTTACGAGAGCAGTTACAGTAGGTATCAATGCTAACAGCCATTTCTGCCAGCGTTTCAACTCAACTATAATACCGTCTCCATTTCCACTTGTTGTTCCATTTGTCATTT